GTTCGTGGCCGGATAGTAAACCTTGCGCGTAATACTTTTTTATTGTGTCGGCCCCAACACTTAGGACCCGCCCCGCTTCCGGCGCCGTCAAATACTCCATATTTCCCTCCCAAATGTGTGCTCTTATCCGATAACCCTAACCCCTTTTAGTGGTTTATTGGGTTTTTAGGGTTTTGGGCGTGTCTTGCCGACACCGTACTGCCGGGTCAACGGGGTAAAATAGGCCAGTAACGCGGTCACAAGCGCCCCCAGTAGCGGCGCCACTAGGGGATGGATCTCAACTTGGGGGATAGCATCCGCACACCAGGTGAGGACGACGACGATAAGGATTAGTGCCAAGTGCCGGTATTCGGGCGGAAGTTTGTCGAGCATCATTTCCCCTCAAGATGGTGCTGTAAATGTTCGTCCGATTGCTTTTCGAGCCGGTCAATCCTTTTCTCGATCCTGACAACTATGTCGTAGAGGGACCTGCCACCGTTAGGCCGGTTTGCCTTCCCTTGTGCCCTGGCTACCCATGCGACTAGCCCGAGGATAGCGAGAAGTAACCCAAATGACGCCGTAAGCATCCCGACTGTGTCATTCATCCTCGACCGTTTTCGGGGGTTTAAGGATCGGTAGTGGCCAGTCGGAGCCGTCGAGCTCTGTTCCGTCGGTAAATGACACGTGGATATGGTCATAGTGCCCGTACCCGCTGCCCCTCCACTGCCACTTCGTTTCCGGATAAGTGGCCGACGCAATTTGATCATTGAAAACTACATACTTGACCCTTTTGGCGCCTTTCTTTTTACTGGCCGCGTACTCGACAATCTGGTCGGCCAGTTTCTTAGCGTCACCTTTCGCCCCTAGGTCCTTGTCGATGTCGATAGCGTGGACCCATCCGTTAGCGTCCGGGTTATGGTCGGACTCTCGCGCCTGGTGTGCGGCGTCACCGATCCACCCGTCCGACGCTTTGTCCCTTTTCGGGAATCGTGCGTTTATTTGGTCCCGGAGTGTTACCCCACCTTTTACTAGTTTCGCCATCACGGGTCCACTATTGGGGGTTCGTCGCGTTTTGTGAGATCAGCGAATGTCGGTTCGGGTTCGGTCGGTGATATAGCCGCCTCGACTAGTCCCGGATACATGACAGCAATCATCTCATCAGTAAACCCCAACGACCGGGCATGATCCAACGCCGCCACACGCGCCGCAGCATCGGCGGTTTGTTTCGCTGCCGCCGCCGCTGCTGCTGCCGCTGCCTCCGCTTGATCTTTTTGGCGTTGGGCGGCCTCGTCGGGGGTGAAGTCTCGCTCAATCACTTCGCCCGCCTTATTCACTTCCAGAACTTGTGCCATGACTTCTCCTAGGTGAGTGCGTAGCCGTACAGGGCGACGTAGCCGGCGACGGTCCCGGCAGATGGGAACAGGGTGATGCCGGGGAACGCGGTGGAGACGTTGTGGGCGCTGGTGTACTGGTAGAGATTGGGCGCGGTCACTGTATCGAAACTCTGGGCGAGGAGGGCGGTGGGCTGGGCGAGGTTCGGGGCGATGATGTCGATGACGAAATACCCGGTTGCGGTAGCGATGACCGCGATCTCACTGGCGGTGCTGCCTGTGGACCGTGCAGCCCCAACTGTCGACGTGGAGGCATTGATGCGCTGCCAACTGTAGTTGGCGGTGGTGTCGTCGGCGGGGACGGCGGTCCTCATGCGGTAGTTCAGTGCCGTCGTCGACCCGCCCGTGAGCCGGCCGATGATGCGGTAGTTGTCGTAGGTGGCGCTGAACTGTGACGTGAACGACACCGTGGAAGCCCCGGATGGGGACGCTGACGCGATGAAGGTCAAGCCCGCCCCGGCACCCGACGGAATATAGGACCATGTATTGGTGGCGGTTTTAATCACGGACGCCGAACCGTTTGTTGCTAGGGCCGTGATGGTCCCGGAGATTGTGACACCGGCCCCGGCTGTGGGGGTGCACGCCCCGGCCCCAAGGTTCAGGATGTTAATCCGGGTGCCGGTTGGGTAGGCCACGGATGCGTTAGCGGGTACCGTAAAGGTGTTGGCGCTTGCGTTCGTCATTGTGACGGTTTTGCCGGCGTCGGTTAGCACCCCGGTGTATGACGCGGTTTGGGCGTTTATTCCGCGCCCAACGTAATACCCGGCCGCGTCAATCGAGTTAGCGACCGTGAGACTGGCAGCGGGCCAGTTTGCCACCAGGTCAGTACCCGACACGTATGGGGTGCCGTAAGTAGTAGTAGCCATTCTTTATCCCTCCTTATGGGATCAAATTGGATTGTAGTATTACGTCGGACCATGTTGTGGTAATTGGGACGTTAGCCCAATCCGCGGCCCCCGCGCCCTGCCATTCCAGCATCGCATAGGAATACCTGGGGTCGGACAGTGCGAGGGTGAGCCGGTACCCGTCAATTGTGTACGTTTCGGTCCACCCTTCGAGGACCCCCAAGAATTGTGCAATGGGCCCGGGGGTTGGTAGGTCCGTCACGATGACCCGGTCCCCGGACGTCAAACCCATTACCAGAGCGAGGGTAGGGGCCGTTAGTTCCTGCATGAGGATCTCGACGCCGCCAAGGGTCCACCGTTCCGTGGCCTGCGCCGTGAGGACCAGGGAGGCCCGGTTAGCGGCGTCCGTGACATCCAACATACCCGTTTTTAGGCTTATCGCCCGGGTCCCAAACGCCGCAATGGACGCCGCATCCGTGTCGCTGTAAACGTCTTGGGGGTCGTTTGGCCCGTACTCGACCGTGACATCGTTGACAATGGTTGACGCGGTCGCCTGCCACCTCGGTTCCCACACAACACCGGACGCCGGCAAAGTGACCGCGGTCGGGGCGGCATCGCCTGGCGCATACTGCGAAACCCAATCCCCGGTCGTCGAGTCCCAGTCGAGGGGCATCCCCGCCCACGTCGCCGTGGCGTAGTTATAGCCGCGCCTGGTGTAGGACTCAAATACGACTGTCCCGTCGGGTTTGTCGTAAAGGGTTCCCCCGGTCCAATCGTTTAGCTCGTCAAGACGGGTACGGGCGTCGACTATTTGGGCGTCGGCCGCGAGGATCTCCATTAGTTCATAGTTGGGGTCGGCTTGCGCCGCATACGTTAAACCGGTCGCGGTGAGGATCGCGTCGACCCGGGTTTGTAAATTTTCCTCGGGGCTTGTGTCGTCGGCAAAGAAACGGGACAGGTTGGCGAGGTTCCCGACCGCGGTCACGTCAATAATTGTCATGGGCGGGTTATTGTCGACCGTGGTCGCGTGCGATATTGCCATGTCCGTTATAGCACCGGTGAACCGGTTCACGCTGTCCGCTTTCACGTTCACGGACTGCCCAAGGGTGTACGGGACGGTAATTAGTCCGGTAGCAAAGATGCGCAGGTCAAGGGTTGAGGGTTGAGCCGAGTCCGTTATCGCCCCCCGGCCGTGGGTAATGATTACGTCAAGGATCACATCGTCAAGATCGAGGTTAACCCCGTTGATCGTTACCGACGTTATCGAGGTCATCGGAGGGCCGTAGCCGGGCGGGTCCCGGTCCTCTGATCCGTTTGCTGCACTATTGCCGTGATCCCGGTGCCGATAGCCGTTTGGGTTGCCCGGGCCGCGGTTTGTTGCGTAAACGCGGCCGCTTCCGCATCCGCCGCCGCTTTCTTAGCCCGAGCGATTCCACGGTCGATAGCGGCCGAAATTTCCGCCGTTACTTCGTTCCCGATGGGTTCCCCAATGTTTTTGCCAAGTTGTTTTAATTGCTTTTTTTGGGCCGCTATCTCCGTCGTGATCCCTTCGAGGATGTCGACCGCGGATTGTAAACCTTGGTTGTAAAACTTTTTGGACACTTCCTCCCCAGTTTTACCCGCGAACACGTCAAGGACCTGCAGTTGGTTAGAAAGTTCGGGGGCCAAACCTGACGATATGATTTCGTTAGCCAACACTGTCCCGGCTATTGGCCCTTGGGATTGTCCGACCGCGACCAGCTGGTCGATTAGGGTTTGGGACACTTGCGGGTCAGACGCCAGGGTCCCTATTGCGGTCGCGAAACCGGTGGCGTCCCCGATTTGCTTTTGGAAGGCGGTCAACGCTTCCGCAGCGAAAGCCTCCCCCGGTTTTGCTTTCGCTTCGGCACTTGACCAGGCGGCCGCCAGTGACACCGTCCCGGTGATCGCCCCGGCAAGTGACGCCGCGTATTCGGTTGACGCTTTCGTGACGGCGTCCAAATTGTTTTTAGCCTGGTTAAGTGCGGGGGCGAATAGGTCCGTGACTTTTTGGGCGGCCGCGGCCATTGCGTCCCTAATGGACACGTTGGCCCGGGCGGATGCCGCGGATGATGTTGTGTTGTCGTCTAGTTTCGGGTTTAGGTCGGCTAGGACTTGCGCCCAATGTGCCGCGGCGTTAGCCCTAATGACCGTGGGGTCGTTTTCTCTAATGTTTGGGCGGCCGGTCGCGTCGCCTCCCATGGATCCGCCACCGGCGCCACCTCGACCGCCGCCAACGGCGCCGCCAGCGAACCCGCTTCGGTCTTGACCTAGCACACCATTCCAAGCGTCCCCAAGTCTTTCGAGGTTAAAAATGCCGTCTTGGACTTGTCGCGACAGTTCGATAAATGCGCGGGTTGATGCGTTCTCGAAATTGTTTATGGGGGTTAGTAGGTTTTGCATACTGCGCCCGAAATCGACGGCGTCTAGGGCGGCCCGCGCAAGTTCGTTCCCTATGCTTTCCGCTACGGGTTCGAGGTCTTTCATGGCGGTCATTAGGTCATTGGTGCCGGTCGTGGCGTCACCGAGTGACGTTAGGAATCCGCGCCCAAACGATTCTTTAAGTTCATCGAATGCGACCCCAAGCCGGTTGATTTGCCCTTGGTATGTTCCGGCCGCGGTTGCGGCTTGCCCCTCGAATGTTGTTGAGAGGGCCGCCATGATTTCTTTCATGTTCCCGGCCCGCAACGTTGCGGCGTCGAGACCTATCCCAAGTTTTCCTAGCCCGACCGTGTTCCCGTCGTAGGCTTTCCCGAGGGCCGCGGCGACACTTTCTAAACTTTTCCCGGTACCGGCGCTAATGTCTTGGGCAATTTTTAGGGCGTTGGTGGCCTCCCCAATGCTTTGTGTCGACCGGACTAGGCGGTCAAAGGCGGGGCGCAGCTGGTCGTCGGCCACACCGGTTAGTCTTTGTTGAGCGTCGATCATGCCCTCAACCCCGGCAGTGGCGTCAGCGAATCCAAGGTTCCCGAGGGTTGTGGCAAGTTTCGCGGCCGCCGCCTCATCCTCCACGAAAGCTTTAACACCGTCTACGGCGAACTTGGCGGCCATAGCCGCGGCCGCGACCCCTGCCGCGAGTAACGCGGGCCCGAGGACGTTGGCCAAACCCGACCCGACACGGTCCGCTGATGACCCGAAATCCTTGGCGGACCTTTCCGCGGAATCCATGTTGCGCTTAAAATTTGCCGTGTCTGCCGCCAAATACACCATTAGGGTACGGCCACCGCCGATAGCCATTAGTAAACCTCCCGCCGGGTTTGCCAGTTTGCGACGACTTTGTCGACCGCTTGACCCCACTCACGCATGGCGGGCTCTTTGTAGGACGCGCCTACGCCTTTCATCCACCCGGTCCCGTCACCAAACGCAACGATGGCCGCGTTTACGCGGGCGTTTTGACTGCGCCGCGTTTTCGCTTTAACACCGAACGCGGACGGGGTTTTGATCATGTTCACGGACGCCCCCCGCGAGTACGCGCCCATGCGGTTCGCGCCAATAGTGACGACCGGGATGCGGTCGGATTTCGCTTTGACGGATCTCATAATTTTGTCGCCCCAATTGCCCTTGGCTTCGAGGGCGGCCATACTCCAGGCGGGGACCATGTACCGGCGGGCGATATCTACTGACGCTTTTCGTAATTCGCTTTTTGCTTCTTTGTCGAGTTTGTTCAGGTCCCTGAGCAATGCACGCAAACCCGGGATTTGCACGTCAACTATTCCGCGGGCTTTCGGTGTCGCCATTTGTGAGCACCTCCTCGACTAGTGTTGTGAACAATTGCGGGTCATAATTTTTGACTTCCTCGACTGGTCGCCCGAGAGCGACCGCGAGTCGGACCACTAGTCGCCGGAAGGATCCGGCCCGGTAGGGTCCACGCTTTTACCGACGTCTACCTGCACTTTGTTTTCCCTCGCCCACGTGCGGATTTCGGCAAGGTTCTTAGGTTCCTTACCGGTAACCCCAATGTAGGCAAGGGTCAATCTGAGCCCGTATTCGGCGCCGGTCCCGATTGACTTTTGGGAAAGGTCCTCCCATAGCCACATATCGGCAGCGGTCGCCTGGTATTCGACGGGTGGCGCCCCGTCGACGACCACGACCATTACGGGCAGCATTACGAAAGCACCAGGGTGCCGACCATCGAAGTCTTACACATAGCGACCCCAGCGGAGTCGTAGGTGATGTCGACGGACTCCGGGAACATGTCCCCGGTAAACGTGCCCGTTGAGCCGGTGATGACTACGGCGATGTCGGTTAGGCCGGTGACGGCGTCCGAGATCGTGTTGTAAACACCTGCATCCCCGTCGTAGAGGAATGTCAACGCACACGCGGACGTGAAATCGGTTTGCGTAAAGTTGACACCGCCCAACGTTTTAGTGCGGACAACTGTCCCGGTTTGGGTGATAGTGCCGTCTTGGATCTGGTCCGAAACGTCACCCGCTGCGAGTGACACCGTGAAGGTGTACCCGGCTACTGCGACTACTGCCATGATTTTCTCCTTAAATAGTTATGCGTCGATAATGTGGGAGGTGGTCGAAACTTCCGAAACTAGGACCGCTGACGACCCGGTGTCGGTGATTTGCGGGGGTGAAATTTGGTCAATAATGAACGTGTCACCGATTGCGACGGCGACCGCCTCGACCGCGTTCTCCATTTTGACCAATGCGGCCGCGTTGTTCCTGGAGTCCACGACCACCAAAACTTTAAGCCTCAACCGGTAGTTGAGGACTGTCCCGATTCGTTCCGGGACAATCCACGGCGTGTCGGGCACGATCACAAGACACGGTGGTATGGGTGCGTTCGGTGCCACTTTGTGAACTTTGTACCCGGTGACCGTGGCAAGCAAGGTTGCTAGTTCGTCTCTCGCGTCCGTCGCGAGGGCCGCCGGCATTATCCGACCATCCCGCCGGGTGCCATGTACGGCATTATCAGCGCGTAGACGCGCCTAACTAGCCACACGCTTAACCGGTAGGGGCCGGGAGTGAAATCGACCGACACGGCGCCGCCACCTACCGACGTACGCGCCTGGTAAATCTCAATCCCGACTTGTAAAGCCGCTTCTTTACACGCCGCGTTTTCGGCCGCTAGCGCGGCCGCGGTTAGGAGATTCCCGACAGTTAGTTGCGCAGCTGCCGCGGCTTGGGTAAACCCGGCCGTGTCATCCGCGTAGGTCAATTGCAGCGCGTCGGCCACGTTTTGACCTGTCACTAGTGCCATCAGAAATCCCCTAACCTAACCCGGTTTAGACGTTTGTCATCCGGACAATTCCGGCTGGCAGGAATGGGGCCGTGACGCCATAGCCATATATGGACACATCCCGACCCAATTTGCCAATATTTTCGGAGGCCGCAATTCTGGGGCCGTCCTCAAGCCAGCGGGCCGCGGCGCCGTTAGTGACTACCGCGTTGTAGGCCGCATTCGTGTCGAGGTATACGGCACGAATCACAGGGAGACCCGACACGTTGACGCGCAGGGTAGACGCGGTTGCGACACCAGACACATTCTGTACGGTGTAGGGCTCTGGCTGGAAGGTGCTCCATCCGCCAATAGCGGTAAAGACTGCCGTTGAGACAAATACCGCGGTGGCGGGTGCCCCGGTGGCGTCCTCAACACTGATCGATGCGCCGAATACTGCCTCGCGGAATCCTGCGCCGGTTGTGTCCGCCGCGAAATCGTAGTCTTGGATGCCGGTGCCGTGAGTCCACAGATCCGCCGTAAACTTGCGATCAGTGACGGTGGCATAGGAGGCGGCCATGATGCGGTTGTGCGCGTCGAGGTAGGACGGGCTTGACCGCTGCAGCAACTGGTAGGAAATGTCCGAGCCGGCCGCGTAGGTGTCGAGCGTTGCGGTGCCCTTCTCAATACTAATTTGTACCGAGTTGACTTCGTCCTTTTCGTTTGCCTGCGCCTCAACAATGTCCGTTAGGACTCCGTCAAAATATGGCCAGTTAATGTCCATGCCTGCGGTACCTGCGGACTGTGGGCCGCCGACCCCGTTAATAACGCGGCGGCCAAGGTCAATAATGCCCATTACTTGGAGCATCCAATTAGGGGGCATCACGCCGGGATTGTCACCGGTGACCTGGTCGAATAGTGCACGCGACTCTACTTCGCCGTTTAGTACGGCCTTGGAGTATTCCCCAAAACTGCGGTACTGCGCGAGCGGGTGAACCGGCTCGGACGTGAACGCCCGGGCCTCAATTTTGGCGACACTTTCGCGAACCTGCGCGATAGCCTCGCGTGCTTCCTTATCCTCAGAGACCACGGTGGTCTCTTCGGTGGTCTCTTCTGGATCCATTTTCGTCTCTTCTCTTATTGTTGTGATACCCGCACCAGAATAGGCGGGCATATGGGTTAGTGATGTTTCCATTAGTTGGGCCGTGATGTGCCGGATAGCGTTCCCGGTTTTGGAGCGCAAACTTTTTATAGGTGTGAACCCGACGGATAAACCTTTGACGGCGCCCGCTTTCGCAAGTGTTGCAGCGTCGCGACCTTGGACGGTGTCAAGAATGTTCGCGGTGATGTAAAGCCCATCCGGTTCGTTAGCCGCTTCGGTGATGACCCCGACGGGTGCGTCGTGCCGCCACGCTAACGGTTTACCGATCACTCCAATCGGGTCGAATGATGCGGGGGCGAATGTTTCCTCGACCCCGCCAATCATTGTGGGGGTGTCGTATGGGACGGCCCGACCGTACAGGGTTGCTATAACCC